ACTGGTCCCGGTCCAGTGGCAGCACCTGCAGAAATAGCAGATGTTGAATTGGCCGACACCAAGTTTGTGGAAGGCACAGGATGGGAAGTTCAAGAAAAAACATTGACCACAATTGTGTCCAGAGCTCCCACACATGAGCCTTTTCCTTATCACAACAAAGGTGTAGATGTCAAAGTTTCTCTCTCAGAAGGATCATCTTCCGGTTCAACTTCGGCTGCAGGAACCACACCCACCACTGCTACCACACCCACCACTGCTACCACTCCGCCTGCCACCAATGTTGCTGGTACCTCAGGCATCACTACACCAACAACTGGTAATGCACCTGTGCCTGCTGCTCGTGGCCTGGCAGAATTTAACCGAGAGTTTGGCACACAGACTGCACAAGCACCTGGACAATCAACGTTCTTGGGTAGAGAGTCTGGGTTGCCGATAGCTAATACAGGATCAAATGCAGATGCGGCATTGGCACAAACCAGAGGTGTAGTTGTGGATCCCAACGATTCGCAATTTCAGTCACAGGCTCAGCTTGATGCCGAAATTGCAGAGGAAGCACAACTGTCTGCCAAGAGAGACGCATTTCTGGCTTCTAATCCTACCACTGCTGCGGCTGTTGCTAATTCGCCTGCACCAGTGGCATCAGAACCACCTTCAGCTGCTGCAGTGGAAAGTTTGAAAAATCTACCAGTGACACAGCCTATTAATTTGGCTCAACTGTTGAAGCAGTCGCCTGCTACCAGTGCTATCGGAATCTTGAAAATACCTCAAGTAACTGGATTGATGTCGTCGGCAGCTGCTGCGGTGGGACAACCATTCAATGCTATCAGTGCATCTCTGGGTATAGGAAAATTTGGCTTCGACCCCAAACAGTTGGAATCACAGGGCTATCTCAAACCAGGCACACTGGCCAGATTTGGCTTGGGCGTTCCCGGAGTTAACCTGGGCAATTTTACTAAAATATTGGCCAGTCCCACAATCTGGACCGGCAAGAACAACATACCCAATCTAAATACCCTGTTGACCAATCCCAATGTACAAAATTTGATACAACAGGATCTAATGACCTCTGGTCTAAAGGCCCTACAGAAAAAAGGCATCTTGGGCAAGGGCGAAACAGCACAACAACTAGGCACCATGCTGCAGACTGCTGTGAGATTTGGACCTGACGCAGCAGTGCAGTGGGCAATAGGACAAGCATCAGGCAAAGTGATAGGGAAAATTAATCAACTGGCCAAAAATGCACAACAGGCCATCGACAAGGCCACTGGTGGCCTACTGGGTGGCAGATTTACAGGCGGCATATTCAGTATTGTGAATCTACAAGTGGCTGCAGCAGGAGTGGTCAATACTGTAAACCGTAGGTCAGTGGATTCTGCTTTGCAAGGTGTGATTGGTGATCCAAAAGTGCCCACACCAGAATATGGCAGCGTCAGTATTGATATCACAGAGGAACAACGAGTAGTAAGAACTGAAGCTTTTAACCAGGCCATTGCCGAAGGCAAGTCTGAGAGGGAAGCAGCACGTATTGGCGCAGCAGTTGGCAACGAATATGGCGCTAGAAGACTTGCGGAGCTTGGATCTAGCACAGGAATAACTCCGCCTGCTACCAGCGTTGCTGCCACCAATGTTGCTGGTACCTCAGACACTACTGCACCAACAACTGGTAATGCACCTGTGCCTGCTGCTCGCGGCCTGGCAGAATTTAATCAAAGGTTTGGTCCACAAACTGCTCAGGCTCCGGGTCAAGCAACATATCTGGGTGGCAATAACATTTCAGTAGCAAATCCGCCAGCAAATCCTGTAGTGAATTATAATGATCCTCAATTTCAGTCACAGTCACAACTAGATGCAGAAGCGGCAGAGGAAGCAAGATTGTCAGCCAAGAGAGACGCATTTCTGGCTTCAAACCGCAACGTCAAACCAGGATAAGTATAGACATGGCCACATTTATTGGATTCAACACTGTCGATCAATTCAAAAAGTTCACATTGACCGACTTTGAACTTATCAAACGTGATTTGATCAATGCACTCAACATCAGACAAGGAGAATTGCCGGGTCGACCCGGCTACGGCACCATAATCTGGAGTTATGTGTTTGAAAATCAGTCATCCACAATGCAAGAAAATATCAAGAATGAAATACAGCGGGTGGTAGGAGGAGATCCCAGACTTTCGGTCAGCAACACAGAAGTATATCCACAAGACAACGGGCTACGTATAGAACTCACTGTGCAAGTGGTTGGCAGCTATACCGCAGAAAGATTGGCTTTGTTTTTTAACGAAGTATCTCGCAGAGCTAGTTTTATCTAAAACTACGCGGTTTTTAACTGTAATAAATACTCTACTGATGAGATACTATGGCTAAGACTGCACGACAAACAGCAATATTTGGAGTAGAAGATTGGAAGCGTCTATATCAGACCTACCGAGAAGCTGACTTCCAAAGCTACGATTTTGAGACACTACGCAAGAGTTTTGTAGACTATCTGCGTTTGTACTATCCAGAAACATTCAATGACTACATTGAATCGTCAGAATTCATTGCCTTGTTAGATGTCATGGCATTTATGGGTCAGGCTCTGGCCTTTCGCAATGATCTCAATGCCAGAGAAAACTTCCTGGACACAGCAGAACGTCGCGATTCAGTAGTGAGATTGGCCAATCTGGTCAGCTATACTCCCAAACGCAATCAAGCAGCACAGGGCTACATGAAGGTGTTTGCTGTGCAAACCACAGAAAGCATCACAGATTTTAACGGTGTAAATTTATCAAATGTACTGATCAACTGGAATGATCCCACCAACCCCAACTGGCTTGAACAATTTACCTACATTGTAAATGCCAGTCTGGTTGACAGTCAAAAATTTGGCCGTCCTGGAAACAATGCCATACTGCAGGGTATCAGAACAGACGAATACACAATCAATCTTATCCCAGGTTATCTTCCTGTTGTGCCTTATTCGGCCGTGGTAGACAATATCAACATGCCATTTGAAATTGTCAGTGCCACTAGCCGCGGCAAAGACTATGTGTATGAGGTAGCACCTGCTCCCAGCAGTTCATTCAATGTGCTGTATCGTAACGATCAACTGGGATTTGGCTCTGGCAACACAGGTTTTTTCTTCTTGTTTAAACAGGGAACCTTGCAAAATCAAGACTTCAACTTGGCCGAAGCAATTCCAAACCGTGCTGTCAACATCAACATTGATGGTGTCAACAACGAAGACTATTGGTTGTATGAACTTACAGATGTGGGCACTGTGGCCAGCGAATGGCAGTATGCCGAAAGTATCTATGCTGCTGCAGTTGAACAGTTGGCTCCAAATCAAAGAAAAATCTATTCAATTGCCAGTCGTGCCAATGATCAAATCACTCTCACATTTGGTGACGGTGTGTTTGCCGAAACACCAGTGGGATTTTTCCGCAGCTATGTGCGTGCCAGCAATGGCCTGACCTATATTATCAATCCGGAAGAAATGCAATCAGTGCAGATACCCATCAGCTATATCAGCAGATTTGGCCGTCTTGAAACCATTACATTTGTTTGTGGTATAACCAATCCTGTGGCCAATGCACAGCCACGCGAGTCCTTGGAAGAAATCAAACAGCGTGCTCCTGCACGCTACTACACACAGGACAGAATGGTCAATGGTGAAGATTACAATCTGTTTCCGTTTACTCGATACAACAGCATCATCAAGAGCAAGAGTGTGGTACGTGCCAGCGTGGGAACCAATCGCTACATAGATTTGAACGATCCCACAGGCAAGTACAGTTCTACCAATATATTTGCATCAGATGGTGTGTTGTACAGAGAAAACGCATTGCCAACCTTTGATTTTGACTGGGTCAGTCGCAATGATATAGTAGATATACTCACCAATTCTATTGAACCCTTGTTGGCATCACGCGGCATGACGCAATTTTACTATGCAAATTTTCCAAGACCATCCTTGCAGATTATTGACTTGGCCTGGAATCAAAGTACAACTGTGATCAATGCCACCACTGGATATTTCTACAACACCATAAATTTGGCCCCGCAAAATATTGGTATCTATTCCAGCAACAACGCAAAATTTATTACCCAAGGATCCTTGATTAAATTTATTCCTCCTGCAGGTTTTTTCTTTGATGCCAGAAATCAACTGGTTGCTGGTATACCTGTGCGCAGCGACGAAAAGTTGGAAATCTGGGCCACAGCATCTGCAGTGGTCTTGGATGGAAATAATTCTGGTCTTGGAAATTTTGCCAACGGAGAAGGTCCTGTTACACTGAACACATTTGTGCCTACTGGCGCATTAGCACAACAGGTGATACCAAAGTTTGTGGATGATCTGCCCAGTACACTGGAGCAAAGTGTTTTGCAACAGGTAGAACTGCAGAGAAATTTTGGCTTAGGCTATAATAACTTGACCAGCACATGGTATCTGATAACCAGTACAAATTTGGCACAAGATTCTGCATTCAGTCTAAGCTATGCACAAAACACACAAGGTCTAAATCTTGATGCCAGCTGGTTGATACAGTTTCAAACAACAGGCACAATCAGTTCCTACACAGTGACGTCACGATCCTTGGATTACGTTTTTGCCAGTGTGATACAAACAAGATTTTATTTTGACGGCAGTGAAAAGGTATATGACAGTCGCACTGGAAAAGTTATAAATGATTTTGTAAATGTTTTAAAGACCAATGCCAAACCTGATTCTAATCAGCCATTGACCGGTGATGTGATCATAGACATCATTGCACAACCTGTACAAAGCGACGGCTATGTAAATGATTTCCAGGTCCTGGTTAGTTATCAGGACAGCGATTCAGACGGAGTGGCCGACAATCCTGATTTCTTTGATCAAATTGTGGCGCCCACAATTGATTCAAATACCAAGTATGTATTTTTACAACTGACAGTGGATTTTGACAATACTGAAAACTATCTGCCAGTGGCATCAGACGTGGTCAATCTATCTTATGCCACACAAGATGCTATTGAACTGGTCAAAAGTCAGTTTGTAAACGGACAAATTTTTTATGCATATCAACAAAACAGTTTTTTTGAACTGCAGGTCAGCGTGATCAACGGCACTTTACAACGCACATTGATCAGCCGTAGTGATTTTATAAGTCGTGTTGGCAGACAAAATCTATATTTTCAATATAGACACAACAGTGCTCTAACCAACATAATTGATCCTGGAGTCACCAACATAATTGATACCTATCTTGTGAATCAAGAATACTATACTGCATATCAGAACTACATCAAAGATACCACAGGCACTGTGGCAGAACCAGCTGCTCCCACAATAGATCAATTGTCAATTTCATATGCAGAATTAAACAACTACAAAATGCTGACAGACAATCTGGTTCTCAACAGCGTGAGTTTCAAACCCTTGTTTGGAGCCAAGGCAGCGCCAGAACTACGTGCCACTATCAAGGTTGTGCAGGCTCAAAATACCACGGCCAGTGTGAGTGAAATCAAGAGTCAGGTGATACAATTTGTCAATAACTATTTTACTATTGACAAATGGAATTTTGGAGATAATTTCTTCTTTTCAGAACTGTCTGCATACCTGCATCAAAATTTGGGATCAATCATAAGTTCAGTTGTATTGGTTCCACTCAACCCTCAAAAATCTTTTGGTGATCTATACGAAGTGAGATCTGCCCCAAACGAAATTTTTGTCAGTGCTGCTACAGTGGCAGATGTGGAAGTTATCACAGCCTTGACACAAAGTAATATTCGCAGTCAAACTTCTGTGTCGGGTCTGTATCCCACTGCTATCAGTCAAGGCACCAGTGGACAGAGCACTGTGACCACAAGCACTCAGTCCAGTTACAGTAGTAGTGGTGGAAGTAGTGGTGGAGGTGGATACTGATGGCCACACGTCGCACAGTAGATCTACTGCCAGAAATATTTCGCACACAAACAAATAAACAGTTCCTGGGCGCCACTCTAGACCAACTGACTCAAGAGCCAAATTTTAAACGCACTCAAGGCTATGTGGGACGCAGAGTAGGGTCTGGAGTAAATCCTGCAGATTCTTATGTGAACGAACCCACTGCTGTAAGAAGTGATTATCAACTGGAACCTGGTGTTGTATTTTTAAAACCTGACACCTCCACAGTATTTGACGCAATAACCTATCCTGGCATGATTGATGCATTGGCACTGAATGGAGCAGCCACTACTCGTCAAGATGC